AAGCTCTAAAATTCTAGTAAAAGTTAAAAGTTAAAGTTATTAAAGTTTAAGTTAAAGTTTAAGTTAAAATGTTAAATACAAACCCGCTCAATTTCACCGCTTCTCATGTCAATGAGAATGCTGGCGAACTAGTTAATAAAGTTCAAGCGGAGGGCGTGCGAGCGTTTTTGCACAATGCCTATGAAATCAAATACCCTTTAACAACAGAGCAATTTGATATACTCGCCAAAATGTTCCATCCACAGCAAATAAGTTATTGCTCCAAAGATGGCGGTAAGAAAACGTTGCTCAAGCATCCACATGCCATACCGGCGATGCTCAACGGGTATGCGTATGAAGATTGTACGCGGATTGCAAGTAACGGTCATGCAATCGATATAGGTGGTAACCCAAGAAGAACTGCAAAGGGTCACCACATTTGCGCATTGGTCAATGATGCGCGTACGGACGCAAGATATACATCCGTGGCGTTCGATTGTGGTCGTTTTAAGAATAGCTTGATAAACGACAGAGGGTTTGATCGTTACCTCGATAAAAATCAACGCCGTGGTATAATGTGCGATAGCGGTGCTGTTAACTGCTGTTATCAATCCGATTATGCCTACATGATCAACGTGTATGATATACCCATAGAGTCATTGCCTGAGATATTCGAGAAGCATGGTTTGTTAGTTCTCGATATATGGATGTTTTTGCCATATAACATCATTGATGACAAGCGTACCGTTGATCAAACGTATTATAAGAACGAAATCCTACAAGAACCAGGTAAAGCCAAATACTGTAGATTCAGTTTGTGTGACAATGCAAACACGTATGTGCATGATTACAGCAATTGGCGCAGATATGCGATTACAACAAAACTCAATTGCAGAAATTTCTCACTTGTTTTCGAGCATGTTGAGCAAATAGGCACGTTCACAAAAATCCGTGTGATAAAATCGACACTTGTGGAGGGGAAAATCACCCGCATGTTACAAATGCCTGAATATAAAGAATTGATGGAGGTACCTGATGTTGTGTATTATCTCGAACATGGCAAATGCACAAAGGATCCATTCATTAAGTCCTGGTTCGTGGACAAGGATATGGTGTCAAAAATCATATCTTATGGTGAGAAACAGACAGAAACGCAATTCAATTATCCGAATTTTGCCGCACATATGGACGGTGTTAAAACGAATATATATTATGAATCTAATGGTGCGTCCCGCCTTGTGTATCGTGGTCTCACCATTAATGCGGATGATTATTGTGCATTTAAAATGTCTTGTTTCCTAATAACTGCAGTACAGAGGTATCATCGCACACAGGATTTATCTGATTTGATGGCGATATTGAGAAACAACGCACCCGTGTGGTACGCAATCCCCAAACATAATTTGCGCAAAGTATACCACACGTTCATTGATAAAGTTTTCGGGTCGCTTAACACAAATAAAGACCCCACGTATATATACAACTTCAAAGTGCGCGAACCTCTCGCCTATTGTGCAAGTGGCTACATGAATATAGATTATGAGACGAATGTGACGCATGTCTCATATAAGACTTATAAATGGCAATCCTATGCGCAACCAGATTATGAGCGTGATGAGGAAGATCAATTGAATCACCCCAATCTGCATGTGACCAAAGCGACAACCACTAAGGTGGTTACCTTCAGTGATGCTGACGACAAAGCCGTTGATCGAGTAGTTGATAATCACTACAAAATTGTATATAATCCACCTGCTGATGGTAAATGTGGTGCTCACGCTGTTAAACATGCGTTGAATGATTCTGGCCTCGCCATGAATGTACCAGTTTCTGTGGATTTTGGTGAATATCAACACACCGTTGCTAAGGATTGGTGGGAAATTGATGATATACGTGCTGTCGTCAATTATAGCGGTGCAAATGCAATTGTTCACACCACTCAATTAGGTAAAGATGTTATACAACATTTCACCATCAATCCTAATTATCCAACGTGTAGGTTTGCACTGATTAATATGCACTGGTATGTCGTTGACTGCAGCTGTAAAACCGGTAGTGATTATGTGGGTAAATATGTCAATTTACCTGTCGACAATAAACATCTTTATATTAATTGTGCAAACTCTAATTGCAGTGATGGTGCAGGGCAAGCTTTGGATTTCGCAAAACTTTTTCCAAACTATGCACGTCAAATACAGTTACCCGTTAAAGACGTCGCATTTACGCAATACAAAGGTGCACATTTATGCATCGCTGTTGCCCATAATCTTAATCAAGAAGATGATAAAGTTAAATCACTCGCGGTATATAGGAAAATATTTGGAGAGATTGAGAAATATTGCAAAGTGCACAACCTCACTGCATACATGCCATTACTTGGTACTAAGATATTTGGCAACCCTGTTTGCTGTTTTAAACGCATATTATCCGAGTTCGACATCCCACTAATAATGTGTTTTCTCAATGATGAGCAATCGCAGCAATATAGTAACACCAATTGTTCACATGGCGGTTATCGTGAGGTTGCAGTTGGTAACGATCTCCAACTGATGCGCAGTGGTTATGACGACACAACTTACAGCATGCTCAAGCCGAAACATAGCATAACACACATGCTCGATAAGCTTTCAGATTTCATGCAACATCATAACGATATGTGCAGCAAACCAGGGGAAATTGACGTAATAGAATTGTCTGGTGCGCCTGGGAAATTTAAGGAGTGCGCACGTAACACCGGCTATACATACTTTGCATACCATTATACGAAAGGATTGCAATGGAAACACGGTAAACCTGATGCTGCATATGATAACCTTGAAGAATTGCTGGTTATAATACGAGGTTTACCCAAACGTAAATATCACTTCTTACTTGATCTTTTCCTTGATGATCAAACTGGGAAACAATGGTATAACATAATGCATGAGATATTACACGTTAGACGTTGTATGTTTACATTCAAGTATGAGTTGTACAATAAAGTTTCAATGAGCAACTTGCTATCATCCTTTGGCAACATGTGTAGTAGGCTATATTTCAATGACTGGTCATATCCAGTCTCATCAGAAATGTATGTGTGTATGTATAGTGTGGATGTGCCTATGGTAGCTCAAGGTGTAGACCTCGACTTGATAGCGATGGAAAGAGATGTAGAACAATTAGAGTATCAGACAATTAATGACGGGGTCAAATGCACATGCGACTATAAGTATGAATGCAATGCGACGTATTCGTGGCGGCATGATGGATTGCAGTATAAAGATATGCTCAACGATCTCTGCAACGATGATCTTGTTCTACCAAAGTTCAAGCAACTTGGCTATGATGTCAATAAGATTAAATCTATTGAAGGTAAGACCACATCAATAGAAGTTAGGAGCGGTATAGGCGGCAGTAGGAAATCCACGACTGCTTTGAAACAGGGCTGCAGCAGATGCACACTCATTATTGCACCGTACAAACTGGTGTCTCAATCACACAATGATTGTGTTTCAGGTATATCCGTTACTTATATCACCGCTCTGCTTGAGTTGTATAAGCGTGGCAAGGAGTTAAAACATGTCTTTTTGGATGAGATATTCGCATACAATCCTTATATAATCAATGTCTACAAACATTTTTTAAGTGATGATTGTGAGGTAGTGGGGTTGGGCGACCCTAAGCAGATTATTAATCGTGACTATGGTTTTAATGCACCAGAGATCAATCTTGCATATCATAAGGGCAAAAGCTATGATACGGTGACCTACCGTGTTCCTAGACCAGTTCTAGACTTGATACAATATATGGTTCCGGAAGGCAAATTGACAACCAAGAGTCGCGCTAATAAAGAGGTGGCGAGCAAACCTGCTGATGATATTCTCAAAGTTATGGAGGGTTATATACTCACACATACACAAGACATGAAGAATTATATATCTGGGAAGCTGTGCAAAGGTAGCCGCGCGAAAATCATGACGGTTAATGAATCAGCTGGTCGTACTCTAGATTATGTCAATCTATACGTACCTGATATTGATAAAATAATGGGTGATAAGCAACGTTTTGTGTTTACAGCAGCCACTAGAACATCAACGCAACTAGTGCTTTACGGTAGTGAATCACAAATTGAGCAATATTTCACCATTGAGGGCACACCTATGGAGCGTGCATTGCTAGCGCATGATATCACACCGCATGCAGCAGTGCAGGTTACGTCGAAACCAGTTAAGGTGGAAAACCAGCCTAAAGAGCCCATACGGAGTATAGACACTACAAAGATTGATCTCAGTGCGGTTACAGAGATTTTGGATCAAGTGTTCGTTCCGGCGAACACAACAACAAGCAACGTTCTAGATTATAAACTAGGCATCATAAACGAAAACCTTGATGGTAAAAGATTCAAAGTCTCAACGAATATTACTGACGCAAAAGATGTTGAGGTAACAGCTAAAAGACACGGTATGTTTAATTATAATAGAATCTACCACGGCAAGGACAACCTCAAGGCAACACAGACATTGTTAGCAAGGTATGCGAAGAAAACAAAGCATACGCCTTCAGGTATGGTTGATCGATTTTCGGCAGGTTTTGAGAAATTCCTTCGCAAAGACTGGCGCACGCACATTAAAAACAATAAGATTACGAGTGAAGAGATTTGGTTTCATACTTGTGACTATATAATGGCATTGCAAGAAAAATTTAACAATGGTGTTAACGAGGTTGCTGACCACATGAGCATGCGACTCGCAAAATTTCTTGCTTTAGATAAGAAACTACAAGATGTGACAATGCGCGAAAGGATAAGATTGATCTTCGATGATGTCCTGTATACACAAGATGTCACGGCTCGTAGAACAAGTAAGGAGTACGAACAACAAATGTCAGATCTCGAGATACGTATGGAAGAGCTGGAGACAGACCTCATTAAACTGGAGTTACAAACTGCGAGACATGAGTCATTGAGTAAACCCGGTGATACGTTGGTCGCCAAGAAATGTGATGAACTGGAGCGCGAGTGGACCGATGCAAAGAATAGATTAATTAGCTTCCACATGAAAGCACAACCTAAGGAAATCAGAGGTGCCAATTACGACACCAAAGATAAGGCCGGGCAAGGCATATCTGCATGGTCGAAAATGATGAATGTTGTGTTCTCAGGGATGACTCGTGCGGCCGCCGAAAAATTTAAGGATCTTGTTGCACCCAACGTGATCATAGCATATGGTGTGTCGGATGAGGATATAGGTAAGGAGTTCATGAAATTCAATGATGTCATTTTCAATAATGCCAACAAATCTGTGGCCGCCGACATCACTGAATTTGATTCATCGCAGGAAGCGAAAGGCATATACTCCAGCGCATTGTTGCTTAGATCTTATGGTTTTAACCAAAAGGTCATAGATGGTTACTTGTCGATGCGCAATAGTTGGTCATTGTATATGTCTGGGAAAACGGTTAACGAATCCTTCTATTGCATATTGGGTGGCGTGTTTAAGCAACATTCCGGTCAACCGTTCACCCTTGATGGTAATACCATATTTAATATGGGGTTAATTGGTGCTTGTTATGATCTCGGTCACATATTCTTTGCCTCATTCAAAGGTGATGATTCATTTCTCACCTGTCAACATGTTAAGGAAAATAAAATTGATTCACAAACTGTTACATCAGCATGCGGTTTTAAGGTCAAGATGGAAACACAAAAGACATTAGAGTACATCGCCAATATTGTTACCCCCTTCGGATTTTACCCCGATGTCATAAGGAGGGTTAGCAGAGTTGTATCGAAATTATATCATTGTGATCAGGATTGGGATGAAGTGAAACTCTCCATTGCCGATTGTTTGGCAGTCATTCAGGATGATCGTCAGGCAATGTGTGGGGCCGAATATGCTGCGATGTATTACGGTGAGAGAGGCATACGTGTTAGTGCGGATCAAGTTAAATTGCTCGCCGGATTCCTCAAACGTTGTACATTCGATCCTGATTATGCACCGAAAGTTCATGGTAAATGGGTTTTAAGAACATTGGATGTCCACAAATATCTGACACACCCTTTTTATTCATCGGCTGGCTACCGTGCGGTAGTCGCCGATGTTCTATAATCATTTTTCCATGAGCGGAAGCTCTAAAATTCATAAGGAAAATCGACGTCATCGAAGCTATAAAGCGATTTATCGCATAAATAAATAACCCCGCTTTCAATTCATTATCACATTATATTATCTTTTATTTATTATTATTATGTCTGAGGATAATACTGTTATGCGCGTTGCTGCTGCTAAAGTTGATGCAGAAACCGTTGCCGGAGCAGCCTATGTCAAGAAAGTGACACATCCACCTTCAGAGATCCCATCTGAATACAAAGGTATACCTGACATGTCAGCTGCCAATGTTGTTCGCATGGAGTTCAAATCTGAGGAGAATGTGCCGCTTACGGCCACCATCTCCACCGCACCCAATACTTATTCCATACAAACGGCAGATAAGGTATTGTTGTTGTCCATGCCCGGCGCATCTGTTGCCAATTATGTTTTTGTATCTACTGAAGCTACACGCAGTCAAGCCAGTGACGGGATGTGTCAACCTGCCCCGTCCGTTGGCGCAACAATTGGTCAAACTGGTAAATCTGTTACAAATCAAGCAGGCTATAACTTTGGCAATGCCCACCAAGACTTTGGCACTTTTAGGAACACCTATAAATCAAATACTTATTATCTAAACGCAACTGACTTCAGCAATCAAGGTACTGTTACCACGTGCAAGTTCAAACCTAATATTTTGAATCACACTGTTGACACTTTCTTGAATGACGTTAATGAGGTTGCCGCGTTGGATCGCGCACTCAAGCCTTTTGGTATGAGATTTTGCACTAAGCGCCGAGGTGCCGTTCATCGTGATCTTGATATCGTTGATCTTAAAGACGATAAAATTAAGAACCCCGGCACCATTTATTCTATCCAGACACTTAATTTAGGTTATTGTCCTGGTGCGACACAAGTTCCTATCAATGCTCAGTTTACCTTGAGCAATGTTATACCCACAACAGCGTCAAAGGTCTTAACACAATCTTCTAAAGCAGCGACAAGAGCGGCTAAAGATGGTGCATTTGTCGTACATCAGCAAGCAGGTCCCGTGGCAGACTGGGTTGATTATTCGACCGGTCCAAGCGTCACTACGCCTCGTGGTCTGGTTGCTTCTTTCTTGAGATATACGGATGCAAATGACTCTGCAGTTTACATACCTCTTTATGGGGCCAACGTCAGCAATACTAGTCCTGGACCAGCATATAAGGCATTAACTGGCGATACGCCATGGAACAACCTCGACGCCAGTTGGACATTGTTTGAGGGGTTGAGCGCAAGCCCGACCGTTGAAGCAATATCCTTGCCCTACATCACTTGCAAATCGTTCCACGGTGTCGAACTCCAGCCTAACCCTAACAGCTCATTGTTGCCATTTCAAGATTTACTCCCTATGCCTGACCCAGTCGCGCTCAAAATTGCTGCTGGAATTTTCCACTCCAGACCAGACTCCTTACCAGCGAGTGCAAATGATCTCGGCTCGATATCACGAGTAGTTATCAAGCACTTACCTACCGCTGTTAGTTGGTTGAAGGATTTGTTTGGGAATGAATCTCTTAAGGAAGTGGCAATGCAAAAGGCTATGAAATTTTTGAATGTCGGTGGTAAGAAGAAGGCTGTTGTAAATGGTGATAAAAAGATGCAAAAGAAGATAGAAACTGTTGCCAAGGAGACTAAAGCTGTGCTGAAAGAGGTTCGCAGTGATAAGAAACAAGCGTCCACTATGCCAAAGTTCACGAACAACAAAGGCGGCGCGTACACACCAAGACCTAGTGCCAACAGAAGCAGAAGTAGATCTAGGGTCCGTATCAACAGCAAAGTCAAGCAGGCATAATTGATAACACCTTTCACCAGGTTGGTGTTTATTATATATTATTTTGGGTTTTCCTGGTTTCCCATTTCACTATTATTATTATTTATTTATTATTGTCAACCAAGTGGC